ATTCATCATGCCTTCATAGATCGCTTTAGGATACGCATTGGGTGCGCTTGGTTGTGCAACAATATCCACTGTGACTATTTCAAAGTCACTTACTTTGCCGTTCATGTCGTCCACGTTACCGCTACCACGACTTGAAACGCCGAGTTTCACACCACTCTCCAACATAGTAGCAACTAGTTGCCCCATTGGAGTTGGTAAAATCTTTAACTTGCCAAACCCGTTAGCACCGTCCATCCACATTGTAGTTATCATATGTGACACACGGTCTAAGTTGATCTTCAAGTCATCTGGGTGATCTACTTCACCCAATACAGAATGACCTTCGGTAATCTGTTCGTTCAATGTTTGTACGGCTGATTCTATTTCAGAAACGGGGTAAATACGCTCATTGGCGTTTTTTACCCCACCCTGAATGAAGATACCTTTCATGTAAAGGTTCTTCTTATCGCCTTCACTTACGCTTTCAACCACCATGCTGGCACGGTCGAAAGTCAAGTGCTCCTTGAGATACAAAGCCATTGCTCCAAGATTCCTTATATTCTACGCTTGACTGGCTTGCGTGACTCAGCGACTGGGCTACGAACCTTACCCGCTTCATCTTTAGTCACTGGCTTCGGTGCCGCTTCTAAATCTGCATTGTTCTGTGCAGGAGCATTCTTCCAGTTGTTAGCGTCTTTTACACTTGTCTCACCTTTTGAGTAGAAGTTGCTAGGTCCTTTAGGACTTGTAGGAACTGTCTCGCTCGCGCCACTGAACTTTACTGGACGACTGTCCATTCCAGCTTGTCCGCTATTTTGTAAACTTGTGCTTTTTGTGTTTTGACCATTGTCACCATGTGTAACAGATACTTTCTTCAAAGTAATTGCTTCCATCATAGCTTCTTCGTCACCGGCAGCCATTTCTTCGTCATCAGCAGCATCCATCTCATCGTCAGCAGCCATTTCGTCATCAGCCATTTCGTCATTATCACCCATGATAGATTCAAATTCAGCCATCAATTGGTCTAACTTATCTTCAATGCTGACTAGACGTTCTTCAACACCTTCGTCATCACCCATGTCATCATCGGTATCGATGTCAACGATATCTTCATCATCTTCATCATCAAAGTCAACGACTTCATCTTCTTCTTCGGTCATGCCTTCTTCTTCAGCACTGATCTCGTCCATCATCTGACCGACTTGACCACCCATGCCGTCTCCCTCTTGCATGTCATCATGCATCATATTTTCATAGATTTCGCGGCTTTTTTCGACCACGATATCGTGAAATAATGCACGGGCTTGTTCTTCGTTCTCATTGATAACCAAATCAATAAGTTGTTCAAATTTTTTGTTGTCCATTGAGTGTTCTCCTAAGTAATGGCTTTGTAGATTTATTTAGTGAGTAGTCACCAAATATGCTCAATAAGCATGTATTTTTTACGTTTTTAGGAAAACTATAGAGATTTATGCTGGGGCGCCCTCTGCAGGAGCAGATTGGCCATATTGTTCGTGTACTTTTTTCAGATGTTTTTTGCGTTCAAAATTACGCACATCCATCATTTTACGTAATTTACGTATCTGTCTTAATGTCAATTTAGTTTTGCGGCTTTCTTTCCACTTTGGTTTGCTGTTATCAGACTCTACATCTTGATAACCAGGAATCGCCTCATTGAACATTTCCATTAATCGCATAATATATTATTTATCTTACATGCCATTAGCTGACGGTGCAGGTGTTCCACCAGGTATGCCACCTGCTTGTCCATCTACTACTGGTCCGGCTACTTCAGGACCTTCCATACCCTCTTCTGGGGGATTTTCTAAACTATCAGCAGTATCTAAATCAGTGTCTAAGTCACCTGCGCTCACGCCGATATTACGCAAATCGCTACCAGTAGGTTCGGTATCTTCATCTTTGTTGTGTTCTTCACGCCACATCTTCTCATTCTTGGTGATTTCTTCTTCACTCAGTCCTAAGAATCGTTCTAATGCAAAACGTTTGCTCATGTAAGGAAACGCTTCCATGACTTGAAATGTGTTGACACGGGCTGTATCTAATTCGCTTTGACGATAAGCAGCAAAGTTCTGTGGTGGATTGAACTCTAATGTGAATAATCCACTATCAATATTGAAACCTCTCCAACGCAAGAACAACTTGAATTCTTCATCTAATTTCAGACTCATGTACTTCTGCAATCGTTCGCAATATTGATTGAAACGGAACTCTTGAATCATAGCAGTACCAACACGACCATCACTCAATGGTGTCGTATTGTCATCAGGACCAGTAGGTAAGTAACTACTTGGAACACGTAATCCACGTGCCAATCTATTGTTGAAATATTTCAAGTCATCAATCTCACCTAGATTCTGTCCACCGGGTAATACTTCAACACTACTACCACGACCGTCTGCTGTCATTGGGAAGAAGTAATCTTCGTTCATACTTAATGGGTTGTATGTAGCATCTACTATTGCTGAACCACCATGGGTGCTAGGGATGCGTCTCTGATGTATCTCATTCTTGATACGCTCAACAAAAGCCATAGCTAAGTGACTTGGCATGTTACCAACGTCAATCTTAAACATTCTACGTTCTGGAGCACGTTGTACACGATAGATCAATACCGCATCTTCAAGTAATTCTTTTTGCTTGTAGACTTTGAAGATGTTCTCTAAGATGCTTTGACCGAACGGCCAGAATTTATCTAGTCCTTCAGTCAGACTCAAGTGAACGATGTGTTTAGCATCAATCGCACTTTCGCTCTGCCCTAAAGTGAAACGACTACCAGTAGTATTATAAGGCATGCTAGGGACTGTATATCCACCACCTGCTCCACCGCCTCCTGTGCCGCCCATACCAGTCGCTGGATTAGCAGCAAAGTCTGTGTTGGTCTTAGTCGCTACTGTAAGATTCTGTAAGTTTATGTTGATGTCTTTGATGACATACTGTTCAGGTAATTTACCTTCACTCTCATTGACGATTACTTTGATCACCTTAGTCATATCGATCCAGAACAACTTGAATGTTTCTGGATCACGCACAAACACTTGATCTCCATACTTCACTACGTTACGGAATATCTTGAATGTTCGTGTGCTGAATTCGTTTAGTTTACACCATTGTTGTAATTGCGTTTTCAATAATTCTACTTCATGGGGAGTTGGATCTTCCTTGAAAGCTAGATTGAATGGTGTGTCATTATGTTCGTTTTTCTGTGTACTGAACTCTGCTAGAATGTCCAAGCAAGCATTGATTTCAGCATCTACGTCCATCATCTCATATTGGTTATATCGTTCAATACGATTTGGATGACCTGTATAGACTTCTGGAAGTCTGCTCATGTAGTTTTTATAACCCATTTCAGCGTTATTCCAACCACCTGTCTCAGAGCCGTTTTGCCCAGGGCTGCCGTTCCAAGCACCAGTATTGCTATTTCCACCACCTATGGGGCTGGAAATACCACTTTTATTCGTAAATCGTTTTTTGTATGACATATTAGATAGAGTATCTAGTATTTAGTATTAAGCCATGGCTTTGACTAATTTGTCGGAATAGTTATTACCTGTATCCAATTTGTCAATCATGTCATCTAATTTATTTTCCATCATGCTAAACATATTAACTAGCATCAGAGAAAAATCGTTACCTGATGAATTATTTTCTACAACATTAGATAGTGAAGTTTTAGACGCACCAGATTGACTATCAACTGATATTTTATCATCAAAATTTGGTAGTGGAACGATAGCTTCTCTACCATGCAATTCTACAGGATACCCACTTTTAGGTCCGTTAAATATACCACCGTCAAATGCTCTAGGAAGCGGTAATTCAACGTGATAATGTCCTCCTGTTCGGAATTTGCCTGAAGTATCTTCATATTCATTTTTAACATTGACACCATACTGACCCCCAGCTGCATATATAGCTTTCTGTATTCTATCATCATCTTCTTTTGATGGTTTAGATTTCCCTCTTCCTGGATTAACTACCATATCAAATGCCAATCCTTTTGTATGTCTACTGTTAGGGGTGTTTTCTTGATGGTAGTTATCGTTAAATCCTGAAAAATACATGAAGCCGGGAGCAGTCGCTTGAACTTGTTTCGCTATCTCAATTAACTTTGGATCTATCTTGGCACCTTCAGCTTGCACATCACCTTGCTTGAGCATCAATCCTGCATCTTTTAATTGTGCGCTGGTAGTAGAAACCGCTCCTATTGATCTTGATGAACTTGATGAATTAGTAGACCCTGTTAATTCTGCTTTTCTAGCTTCTAATTGTTTTAACTTACCTTGATCTGCTGAACGAGCCATACCGGTATACCCAAATATACCAGTGTCAGTATCACGAACTGCTTGTTCGGCCATATTTTTTTTCTTCCTAGCAGCTTCTGCCGCATCCATTGCTAGTATTTGTTGTTGTTCAATTTGTCTTTTTTTAGTAATATCTTTTTCTTTATTATATGCTACATTCAATTCAGTCAATGCTTTTTCTTTGTCATCATGTTCTTTTTTAGCTAATTTTAAATCGTTCTCGGCTATTCTTTTAGCTTCTTCAGGATTCTTCAACATAGCATTAATAGTTTTCATGCTTGAATTAATTTGTGCAAGTTCTTCGGTATCGTATTGCTTGCTAGATTTTCCAGTAACCAATCCTTTTATATATTTCCAATTTTCTTGATCTACTTTTCCACCTATACTTCTGTCTTTACTGTTCCACCATTCTGAAATACTTGAGACAGCACCTTTTAAGAAATTCATAGAAGCTTCAAGCATTTTGTTAGCTGCATCTAACATAGTATTTGCTGGGCCTTGTAACGCTCTCTCCATAGCATCATAACGACCACCTAATATATCAGATTCTAATTTTTGAGCGGCTAATCTATTCTGTCTTTCTAATTCAGTCTGACCGATTCTCCAACTGTCAGTAACTTTTCTTTGCTTATCTAGAAACTCATCAAATTTTAAATTTGGATCTTTTTTCCTTGCTTCCTCAGCAGCTTTTCCAAGAGAAGTAGCAGTTTCAGTGAGTGCAAAAATATTATCTTCAGTCAAAGCATTGGGTCCAGTGATTTTAGTAACCCCTGCCATTTGTTTTTCTCTTTCTATAGCAGCACTTGTAAATAACTTAAGTAATTCAGTAATACTTGCATTACTTGAAAGCGCAGAGTTAAATCCTCCGGGGCCTTGAACTAATCCAGCTATTCTAGCAGTTCCTGCACTTGTTGCTTTTCCTCCAGCAGCATAAAATTCAGATAACTCTCCTGCCGTTTTTGTATTTCCTTGTTTATATAATACACCGGCAACT